GTAGTTCCTGGTCAAACCCGTAAGGAAGAGATCGAAACTGAAGGTGATGAATTAGCTGAAGAGGAGATTTCTTCTGAAGAAATCGCTATGGCTGAATTGGACATCGAAGAAGACGTTACTGCACTTCTAAATGGTGAAGAACTCTCCGAAGAGTTCCAGAGTAAAGCTCGCATCATCTTTGAAGCCGCTATCCGTAACAAGGTTGCTGTCGCTAAAGAAGAGCTACAAGCTGCATATGAAGAGAAGCTAACTGAAGAGCTAGCTACTGTTCGTACCAGCCTAAGTGAGCGTGTAGACGCTTACCTAGAGTACGTAGCAGACGAGTGGATGGCTGAAAATGCCATTGCCGTCGAACATGGTCTACGCACCGAAATGACTGAAAGCTTCCTAAAAGGAATGCATTCACTCTTCTCAGAGCATTATGTCTCTGTACCTGAAGAGCGTTTTGATGTTGTTGAGTCCATGGTTGAAAGACTTGATGAAATGGAATCAAACCTCAATGAGCAAATTGAGCGTAATGTAGCTCTTAACAGCCGCCTAAGCGAAGCTGTTTCTGAGACCATTCTCGCTGATGTTTCTGAAGGGCTCGCTGAGACCCAGAAAGATAAGCTTGCAGCCTTGGCTGAGAACGTTGAGTTTGATAGTGAAGTAGGTTATCGCGGAAAGCTAGAGTCCCTAAAGGAGAGCTATTTCTCTTCAGGTAGTTCTGCTAGTTTGAGCGCAAGAAATAGTGTCGAAGACCTAACTGAGGAAGTCGGTACTCAAGATATTAAGCCTGAGTATTCATCTCAAATGGCTTCAGTCCTAGAGCATCTCGACAGAGTTTCTAAGTGAATTTTAGATCATTAGATCAAACTTTAATTTTTTTCACCATAAGGTATTAAACAAATGTACAACAATGCTAATGCAGAACAACTAATGGAGAAGTGGTCTCCTGTTCTAGAGCACGGAGAAGGTATCCAGGACGCACACAAGCGTGCTGTAACCGCACAACTCCTTGAGAACCAGGCTGTAGCCCTTCAAGAAGAGCGTGCCTTCCTCTCCGAGAATCCTATCACCACACAGTCCAACGCTTCAGGTCCAGGTACAAACGCTGGTGTAGCTGGTTTCTCAGCTGACGCTAACGATGCAGGCGCAGTTGCTGGTTTCGATCCAGTACTCGTTAGCCTAATCCGTCGTTCTATGCCTAACCTATTGGCTTATGACATCTGTGGTGTTCAGCCAATGAACGGTCCTACTGGACTTATCTTCGCAATGCGTTCACGCTACGAAGGTCAGGACGGTCCTGAGGCATTCTACAACGAAGCTGATTCTGCTTATTCAGGTCAGCCTCAGAATACAGGCGATCAGCTATATGTTGCTGGTTCTGAAGGCGCTAGCGTTGGTCTAGGCACCACCGCACAGCAAGGTTCTAACCCAAGCGTACTTAACCCACTACCTGGCGATCAGGTTGGTTATAACGCTGGTCAGGGCATGGGAACCGACCAGGCTGAAATCCTCGGAACATCTGGTAACGAATTCCGCGAAATGGGCTTCTCAATCGAGAAGCTAACTGTGACCGCCAAGAGCCGCGCTCTAAAGGCACAGTACAGCATGGAACTAGCACAAGACCTTAAGGCAATCCACGGTCTAAATGCAGAAGCTGAGCTAGCTAACATCCTCTCTTCAGAGATCTTGGCTGAAATCAACCGCGAAGTCATCCGTACAGTATACAAGACTGCTGTTCCTGGTGCTCAAGCTAACGTTGCTCAAGCTGGTGTATTTGACCTTGACGTTGACTCCAACGGTCGCTGGTCAGTTGAGAAGTTCAAAGGACTTATCTTCCAAATCGAAAGAGACGCTAACGCTATCGCGCAGCAAACTCGTCGTGGGAAGGGCAACATCATCATCTGTTCCGCAGATGTTGCTTCCGCTCTAACAATGGCTGGTGTACTTGATTACACCCCTGCTCTTAACGCCAACCTTAACGTTGACGACACCGGCAACCTATTTGCTGGTACACTACAAGGCAAGTATAAGGTCTACATCGATCCTTATGCACAGAACGTTTCTAACGAACAGTTCTATGTCATGGGCTACAAAGGTTCCTCACCTTATGACGCTGGTCTATTCTACTGCCCTTACGTTCCTCTCCAGATGGTTCGTGCAGTTGGTCAGGACACCTTCCAGCCTCGCATCGGCTTCAAGACTCGCTACGGTATGATCGCTAACCCATTCGCTGAGGGTGCATCCCAAGGCTTGGGTGCTCTTCGCACCAACAGCAACGTCTACTACCGCCGTGTAGCTGTTAAGAACCTAATGTGATTTAAACTCCGACGAGTTAATCTTCACAGTAATAAAGGGGGCTCCAAAAGGGGCTCCTTTTTTATGCCTCTAAATAGTACACGGTCTATTATATTATTAGAGTGCCTGACATCTATTACAAGCAGATAACCAATAGGAACTATATGAGTCCTCTTGGCTTTGACTTTACCATTGCTAGATTCCCAAAGGTATCATTCTTTGCAAATACCGCATCACTTCCTCAAATCTCTTTAGGTGGGGCAGAGCAGTCGAATTACCTAAAGCAGCTTATGCATCCAGGAGATCGTGTTGAGTATGGTGAACTACCTGTTCAATTTCTAGTTGATGAAGATATGATCAACTACACTCTAATTCATAATTGGATGACTGGATTAGGATTTCCTGAATCTTGTCAACAGTTCTTGGAACAAACTACCGATAATTCGGGAGATAGAGATCTTGAATTGCAGTATAGTGATGCTTCATTAAGAATTCTAAACAGCAATTACAATACAATATCTCAACTTAAGTTTTGGAGTATTTTTCCAACATCACTATCATCACTTGACTTTACAACCTCCGATACGGATGTTAATTACTTCACTGCTAATGTAACATTCCAATTCCTGTATATGCAAATTTTAGATAAGGATGGTAAAGCCTTATCACCTGATTATGTTAACTCGTGACTTTTAATTAATGAATTTAGAAAAAATCCAGGAAATGTGGGAAGCTGATTCCAAGATTGATATGGATAATCTCCACGATGAATCAATCAAAATCCCACAGCTACATCAAAAGTATTACACACTGTATACCACAATTAAACTTCTACGGACAAAATGCAATGATACTCTAGCTAAAACTAGGTTAGAGAGATATAACTATTACAGTGGTAAGGCACCAGCAGAAGCATATGTCGAAGAGCCATTCCCATACAAGGTAAGGGATAAGGAGTCAATGTCTATGCATTTGAATGCCGATGATAAGCTAGCAAAAATCAAGCTTAAAATGGATTACTATGATGTGATGATTTCTTTCTTGGAAGATATTCTAAAGATGATTCACAATAGAGGATATCAAGTCAAAAATAGTATTGACTTTCTCAAATTTCAATCTGGTATGGGGTTCTAATGGATAATATTCCTGACTATACAGTAGATCTTACAATTGAAGACATTAGGCTTATGCATCAATGTATTGAGTATCGTATTAAGTATTGGGAAGGATCTCCAGCAAGACCACCAGAGGAGCAAGAGCACCTATGGAAGGTTAGAGATTCTCTCTATGCGATGATGCTTGACTATACTTTTCACAATTTGTAACCCCCTGAACATCTGCTAAATAACTTTAGCTGATGTTTTTTTAATGTCCGACTTGATTATCAGCAAGAAGAACGAGGTGTTTCTTCAAATTGATTGTGAGCCACATATTCAATATGAGTTACGTGATGCTTTCTCATTTGAAGTTCCAGGAGCAAAATTCCATCCATCATTCCGTAAGAGGCATTGGGATGGAACAATTAATTTATTTTCCCCACAAACCAAACAGATCTATGTTGGGTTGCTAGATCGTGTTATTGCGTTTTGTGAACAGTATGGTTATACATATGAATTCAGGGACAATAAGTTTTATGGATTGCCTTATGAGGAAAATGAAGAGATCTCTCCTATTGGTGTTACTGATTGGGTTAAATCCATTACTTCTTATAAGCCCAGAGATTATCAGCTCCACGGGATCTATACCGCTCTCAAATCAAATAGGAAACTTATCGTTTCTCCAACTGCGTCTGGTAAGTCGCTAATGATCTATGCCCTAGTGGCATACTATGCTCAACGCAATGAGAATATTCTTATTGTAGTTCCTACTACATCTTTGGTAGAACAGATGTATAAGGACTTTGAGGATTATGGATTTGATGTTGGTTCTTATTGCCATAAGATCTATGGTGGCAAAGAACTCAAAACTGATAAGCAAGTTACTATTACCACTTGGCAGTCCATCTACAAATTACCTAAACCATTCTTCCAAAAGTTTAATGTAGTCATTGGAGATGAGGCACACAACTTTAAGTCAAAGAGTTTAGTTAGTATTATGACTAAGCTATGTGACGCAAAGTATCGCTTTGGTTTCACAGGTACTCTTGATGGAACACAGACAAATAAGCTTGTATTAGAGGGGCTATTCGGTCCAGCATATAACACCATTAGGACAAAGGAGCTAATGGAAGCTGGTCATGTAGCTAAACTTGATATAAAAGTTCTTCTACTAAAACACGATGAGAAGAAGTTTGAGCGTTATGAAGATGAGATTCAGTATCTTATCGGACATGAAAGAAGAAACAAATTTATTAGCAATCTATCATTAGGATTGAAAGGTAATACTTTGGTTCTATTCACAAGAGTAGAAAATCACGGTAAACTCCTTTACGATCTTATAAATAATAAGAAAGATGAGAAACACCAAGTATTCTTCGTACATGGTGGTGTTGATGTAGAAGAACGAGAACAAGTACGAGAGATCACAGAAAGAGAAAACAATGCGATTATCATCGCATCCTACGGTGTATTCAGTACTGGTATCAATATCAAAAATCTACATAATGTAATATTTGCTTCTCCATCTAAATCTCGTATACGTAATCTACAAAGTATAGGACGTGTTCTTAGAAAAGGTGCTAATAAAGATAAGGCTATGTTATATGATATAGCTGATGATACGACAAAGAATGGTAAAAAGAACTACACTCTTAATCACTTAATTGAACGTATTAAAACATATAACGAAGAAAAATTTAATTATGACATAATCAATGTTAATTTACGGTAAGTATTATGACTGATAAGAAGATAGCATCTATTAAACTAGTATCGGGTGAAGAAGTTGTATGTACATTACTGAGTATTGAAAAGGATGGTTCTTATACAATCTTATCTTTTACTAATCCATTAAGAATACAATTACGGGATAGAAGAAGAAACAAAAGGTATTCATTAGAGCCTTGGTTGTGTCTTAAAAATGATACGATTCATTGTATTGATGTTACTAAAATTATCACAGTAAATGAAATTACAGATGAGAA